TCTGAAAGATTAAGCTGTTCCGCAGCGGAAAGTATAGCAGGAATATCAGCCTCTGCTTCACTCTCCAAAACTTTCTCTACACATTTATATATAACCTGATTGTTACGATGTGCAAAGCTGTTATGAGAAATGAAATCGCTTATTTCAACATAAGATTCAAGACCGTGAGCGAAGAGACCGGCTAATACAGCTCTTTCAGCTCCAAGGTCGGAAAGCGTTGAGTCCATTTTACCTTCCTGTGCAACGATTGCATCTAGTATATTCGCCGTATACTAAGTCTGCGTTCATACTAAAAGTCTTACCGCAGACATGACACTCAAGTGTTTTTTTCTTTGCCTTACCTCTATTCCTAGAAGTCCTGCCTATACGCTCGAACTTCTGCGGATCAAAGTCTATATCCCTATCTTCACCGTTGTCGGTCCACTGATTTCTTTTCGCCCTCACAACAGTTTTCCTTTTTTCAAGTACATCTTTACCTCTTTCTACAGTAAAGTCTTCATTAACATTAGATCTAGACTTGGGAGTCTGTTTTTCTTCAAAACTCTTTTCATCTAGTTGGGGTACATCGCCCTTAACGTTACTGTTTAGCAACCCTTGCACCAATTGGTCTTTTTGTTCTGGGGTCAAGGATTCTAAAAGCTTTTGAACAATATCGTCACTCATCTTCTTTTACCTTTTTCAATTAGAATATCAGCCTTACGCCTGATGTTGTATTCTCTGTTTTTTATAGATTCTAGTCTACCTTCTGCTGTCAACTTCCAATCATTAATTTTGCTAGCTATATCGTCACTCCTTAGTATGGTCGCAACTTTTACATCATGCTTGGCGTATTGATCCCACACACCGCTGTTTAGCCCCTCGGAAATTATACTCATCAGGCTTGATTCACACCAACGTATCACATTCTCACAATGCGCTCTTTCTTGTGAAACATGGTCTGCAAACTGATATAGTTGGTATGCGTGATTGAAGCATTCGTCTTGCGTCAATTTTTCAAGATCGTCTAGGCTTAAAGTTTCCGCTAGGGCAAACTCGGTATTAAATTTTGTTGGGGTTATACCTTTGGCGGTGATATATCCATCTATGCCTTCTAAAAAACTTTTTAGTCTATCTGCTGCGTTCAATTTTATCTCTCCAATATTCCATCGAGTCGTCCCATCTAAGTTCGACCAGCTCAATCTCGTTGATTCTACACCATTCTTTTTTATCTAGATCCCGCTTTTTAGCCATAGCGAAGCCAAGCTTGTTCTTATGAAAATATGGGATGTACTTAAAGTGCTGTTCACCATGCACCTCTACAGCCATTATAGCATTTGGAATGTAGAAGTCAAGGTATAGAACAGATTTTTTTGACGGTTTAACGGAACCCGGAAGTTTGACCTCTTCGTATATACTATATCCAGAAAATACCTCAGAAAGAAGGTCTCTTGCCATTTTGTGGTAAAGTGAGGAATTACTTCTCTGTTTGGAGTACCTTTTTAGGTCGAGTGTATATTCCTTTCCGTTTAACCCCGTAACCTTCATAGTAAGATTTCTTTTATCTCGTCATACAGGAAGTCCATAAGTTCAGGATTACCGTTCAGGAAGTTTACAACCTTCTCCATCCCCTGAAACTTAAATGCTCTTTCAATGCTCTCGTCAGTAAGTTCAACCTCGTTGTCTACAAGCCAGCTTTTTATGATTGGATTGTCTTTGTTTTCCACAAATGTTGTGAAGGTGTACCAAGCACCTTTAGCAGAGATCATTGCAAAGTCTGTTCCAATCTGCGCCAGCTCTTGCGCCTCATCAATTCCTACTCCATAGCGAATCCAACTTGCGGCAGTGGTCATCGGTGTACCTCCAGCCGCAGATGTCTTGATAATCCAATTTGCTACTTGTCCCACATGGTTACCAGATTCTTTTGGCACTTCCCACTTTCCACGATGAGTAATCACCATATTGGTTCCAGCTTGAAACTGTAACATATTTCCGCAGTCCGCCATCTTACTAGGAGAGAATCTTGAACCACCCGTGTTTGCAATGTTGTGAGTGATAAATACAGCAATCGCTTTCATTCTAGCAACATCACCGCTGATACGCTTAAAGAACATGGATAATAAGCGGGGTAAAGCGTTGCGAACACCTGTGCGTATTTCGCCGTCAATTTCGTCTTGTGGAACCATGTTAGATGTAGAATCTACAATCACAAATAAGTCAGGCTCTTCTTTGATCAATCGTTCTAGTACATTTAGGTATGTCTCAGCAGAGACTATTGGGGTATCGTCGGTTGCTTGCACAATCTGTATAGCATCTATATCCAACCCCTTAATACCACGAAAATTCTCTTTGGTGAGTCTGCCTTCGGTGTTTAGATAATAGACTTTCTTTCCCCTAGCTTGCGCTTTTGCGGCAGCGTACAGTGCTGTTGTAGTCTTTCCGGTTTTAGGATCACCGGTCATTACCACGCACTGTCCTTCGCGCAGGCCTCCACCGAGAGCTAAGTCTAGTACAGGACTAACACTGATAGTGTCGTAGTTCTCTAGAGATTCTAATACCTTAGTTCCTGACTCAATTATATTACCGTACTTTTTAGAAAGCCCAGCGATTACTGGGTCTTTATGTTCAATCTTGGAAGTCTTCTTCTTGGCCATTCTCGATTTTCCTAAGTTTATCTAGTATGTTTTTCTTTCCGTAGCTCTTCTTCCGACGCTTTGCGTTCGGTTTAGCCTTTATCTCTTGCTTCGGTTTGTTTTTCTCCTCATCTAATAATAGCTGATACTTGCTAATTACCCCAACAACTTTTGGGTGATTCAAAGAAAAAACACCCCTAAATTCATTAGAGTGTATAGCCTTAACGACAGCGGCTTCAGAAAACTTTTTTATTAGCTTGTTAGCCGCAAAAAGCTGTCTCTTGAAAGTCCAGTCCCAAGGCTTCTTATTCCAAAACTTGTAAGGTAAAGACCCTTGGTTTTTATTCTCTGCATTTTTTCTGCACATTATCTCTGCGACATAAGCGGCGCAAGTGCAATAGTCTCCAGTGGACTCGTGTTTATACTGGCTTTTCTGAGTTCTCTCTCTTTTGTTCATTGTATATCATTGCCTGCTCAAAACATTCATCAACTCTATCTTCAAATTCTTTGTCTACAACCAGTTCTGGTGTTAGCCACATCTGTTTGTACACTACACCATCCTTCAGTATGCCTGTGGTGTAATAGTGCTTTGTTTCTGCTCCTATTTGACCCATAACAGATTTGACAAGATATATCGCTTCGGCATTTTCATCAATGTCTATTGTTACTTCGTGAGACCTAAAGGATAATTTAAGCTCCTCTACAAAAACACCTTGTTCTTCACATATCTTCTTTATATCTATCCAACCCTTAAATTCGTCGTGATAAAACTGCTGACCGTCAGTTAGCCTACATTTCACCCAAACGGCATCTTTGTTGGTTCTATATTTAGATATCCATTCTTGATTACTCATTGTTACGCACGCTCGTTATGCAGTTTTTAGCTTTAGTGGATAATTTTATTCTTGAGCGCATCTCATCTCCAAGCTCGGATGCGTTTTGAGTCATGACTGTTGACCCTCTCTCGTTCCGACCAAACATTTCAAAGCCCCTAGCGTTAGGCTTAGTTTGCTTCGGCAGGCTAGCTAAAAACTTTTCAACTGTAGCCTCTGCTCGGTTTAATTTCTTAGCAAGTTTAGAAGCTCCGTCTTCAACATTTGATTTGATGAAGTCTTTGTCTTTGTTGCTTAGTGGTCCCTTTTTAATCATTTGTAAGTCCTCTTCTCGCCCTAGTCATGTAAACAGTATTTTTTGTTTTTAGATACATCATGTAAAAATCAAAGGTATTCTTTGTTACCTGTTGTAGTTTGCTTTCTATGTATTGTTCTCTTTTTGCGTATGTACCCATAGGGTCGAAGGGTACGCTTTGATGCACTCTTATATAATAGTAATCTATCCCATTTTTTGCAATTACTTTTCCGTAAACTTTTTCTTTTGATGAGTCTAAATTCTGTCCAGACTTGTTGAAGCATATTTCGGCTTGAGTTTCTTTCGGAATCTTACTCATAGAATCGACAAAGTTCATGTTATCTTTTTCCATTTTTATTTTCTCCCCTCCATTATGTATGATTGCTTTTGTTTCTCTGTCATTTTATTTATTTCCTTATTGCTTGCTGATCCGTGGTAAAATGGCTTTTCTTCTTTGGGGTTATTTTCTGCTCTCATGGCTTCCATTTCATTGATCTTACCCCTATTGGTTCTAGCGTTTTTGTCCGCAATGCTACCGACGGTGTTTGAGCCAGACACAAAAGCATGTACACCTCCCGTGATAACTCTGTATAGCGATGGCTCTTTACATTCTGGGCAGAACGAAAGAGGTTTATCGTCAAACGCCTGTTTCACATCTATTAATTTGTGAGAGCAACTCTCACATTCGTAGTCATATAGTGGCATTTAATTCTCCAGTGCTGTTAGTACTCTGCCTATGATATCATTTCTTTGTATATCTTCATATCCAAGCTGGCAAATGCCTATACCTTCTATTCCGTCTAGCTTGGAAATACAATAGTCCAGACCGCTCCTTCCCCGCAGGTCGTCTTGTTTAATGTCACCATTGATTAAAACCTTACTGTTCTTGCCCATTCTAGTTATAAACATTTTTATCTGGTCAACAGTACAGTTTTGAGCTTCATCTAGTATCATATAAGAATTGTGAAAAGTAGAGCCTCTCATGATCTCAAGCGGCTTGTAGTGTATTTGACCTTCGTTGTCATAGTGGCCATAAAACCCCTGACCTAAAAAGAACTTAAGATTTTCTTTCATGGGTAGTAAATATGGGGCTATTTTTTCTCCCAGTTCTCCCGGCAAAGATCCAATATCCTTACCAGTGCATACCAAAGGTCTCGTGACAATAATCTGCTCTATATCTCCCCTGTGTAGATGTTCTGCCGCTAGTCCAGCAGCCACAAAAGATTTGCCAGACCCAGACGGACCTGAACAAAAAACAATATCATTCTCTATGATTGCTCTCACATACTCTTTTTGATTTTCTGTTTTGGCTTCTAAACGTTGAACTTTTGGCTTATCGTCTCTTCTGTTTCTCCTAGTTCTCGCCATTTATTTTTACCTTTACGAAGGATTATAGGTCATTTTCTTTAACAAAGATTCCGTCTACCATCCTGCCCTTTCTATGCTTGATATCATCCCACGCTTTTTGTAGACATTCAGCTAGGATCA